TTCGTTATCTACAACGGTACCACCGATCAATCTTACCAAAGTTTCGGTATCATATTCATACCCTGAGAATTTCCCTTCGGTTTTCCCAGCTATGAAAAATGATTCGATTGGGTCGTCCAGTTGATCGCTAAACTCATCCGCAACCTCTGGGTCTGCGTCAACGATCTCTACAGTATCTCTGTAGGTTTTACAAAGCTCTTTCCAAGCTGCTTCTAATGGCAGGGTACCATCTGCTGTGATTTCAGCAAATTCTACTGCTTTAGTTCCAAATATTGCCATAATGGTTATTAGTTTTTAAATGGTTATTAGTTTTTGATTATTTAAATGAGGATTAAATGCTATTTAAGCTTCAGGATTATCTTTATCCTTTTCCTGATCTTTATCTGCATCAGTAGCAGCAGTATTCTGCCCAGGTGCTTTTTCAGCAATCTTTGCTTTTAGCGTTCCTAATCCGATATTGTGAGCTGGTGCTACTCCGTACAACTCCTTATACTGAGAGATTAAAGCATTTTTTTCCGCTGCTGCTGATTCGATACCGTCACCAGTATTCAAAGAATCAGTTTTCTTTTCGGTTTCTGTTGTTTGTTCTGCTTCTGTTGTACCTGGTTCAATATCGGTACTGGCACCCAAAGAATCCGTTTCCTCCGGTTCTGTGTAGTTTTCCTCAAAACCTCTTTTGAAAAATTCAACTCCTTTTTTCTTCAGGTATCTTTCGTGATCGTCAGCTTTATTCTGATCGGTAAAGCCTTCACCATCCGCGGTGACATAGATTTCATTTAGATTTTTATGAGCTTCGAAAATGGCTAAAGCGGCCAATACGAATACGTTTTGAAATGTTTTTGACATGTTTATAGTTTTTTAAAATTCGAATAGATTGTAATTAATTCCGATACCCACATAAGGCATAGCCTTTATGCTGGTTCCGTCTTTTGCAAGGCCGTAGCCTGCTGAAAGACCTATACCTAATCGGTTTGGTGGCTTTTCCTTCAGGCTGAAGGATTTCAGGCCGTTTATGGTTACGCGGGGATCGTCGGAAAATACATTAATGTACTTCTGCTTTACGCCTAGTAGCCATTTTCGCTGACTGTATCGGGCTTCATTGAGCTTTATGTTGTAAGCCAGTTTTACAGAATCCGTTTCCGGGTAATAGACTAAATCCAGATACTTATCCTTATGGGTCTTTACGATCTGGCCTTTATCATTCTGTTTTGTTAACAAAGCTATTTGCGCCACTAATTGGCCGTTAAACTTTGTAACCTGGTCAACTTTATCCAGGCTTACTTTTAAAGCTTTTTGCAGACTGTCTGCATAAGTTTTTCCGATAGCCAGCTCTTTAGATGCTCTGCTATTGTCAATAATCTTTTCAGTAAATACAGTATGGGTAACACTATCTTTTACATACTTGTCAACAACTTTATTATTGCTTCCCTGTGCGATAAGATCAGTTAACTGTTTTTCTTTACCAATTGCCTGAAACTCCTGTCGGATGTTAAGGCCAATACTCAAGATTAGCAGAATGAACAAAATCACGAATGCTATTTTTGTGACTGATTTTTTCATTGTAATGCTTGTTTTATTAATGGTTCTGTTTTTTGTTTGGTTTCTTTTTCCCGCGCTTGTAGAATTTCAGATTCCTTTTTGTAGAAAATCATTTTTTCATAATCTTTAATGCGCTGGTTACGTTCGTCTAAGATTGTTTTATATAATCTTTCAGCTTGTTTTTCCTTTTCACGATAGAGGATTCCGATCACAGCACAACACAAAAGGAGTAAGCCAATCAGTAATCCAATTACTACCGCTTTAGGGTCTTTACGAATATCCTCCTGTTCGAAGGGCTGCGGTAGTTCTGGGGTCATATCTGCTATTTTCTAAGATCCCATCTGGTGGGTGTTTTTCTGATATCGTAGTGAACAAAGGTGTTATACAGTCCTAAGCCCCCGTTATGCATTTTACCCTCCTTGATAAGGTCTGATATGATCTTATGAACTTGTACAGAGGTAAACCCGGCAATCCTGATATCTCCGGCTGAAGCTGTTAAATGCTGTGATGCAGGTGCACCACCAACACGCTTATTATAGGAAGGGGTTCTGTAACCACTATTCACGATAATAGGCTTTCCTACATGGTCTCTTAAAACCTGAAGGTTTTCAGCCAGCTTTTTAACATTCGGTAAATAAGCTTCAGGTACCTGCGTACCATCATGGCAAGCAAATTCCTCTGATTTGAAATTATTAGTTAGTTTCACGGTTATTAGTTTTTAGAATCCCGGAGGGATAATATTTCCCCCTCCGGGCTTTGGTTATAGAGAAGAATTATGATACTTTCGCCTGCATCAATACGCCGATACCTTCGTAGCCTTTTCTCTTAGCTCTTCCGCCCATTCTTACAAGGAATGAATAGATATCGCCATAGTATTGAGGGTTTTTAAGGTCTTCAAATGCTTCGGTTGTACCGATAGCTTTTTCAGCGTTGTTTTTGTTCCAGAATAAAGAGCCTTCTACATCGTCCGCAGCAGAAACCGCCCCGAAAGCTTTGAAAGTTTTATCTGCTTTCATCGTATATACATACGATCTGCTCAATAGATTCCAGCCCTGAACCTTAGCGATAACACCTGCGCGTCTTTCAGCTTCAGTTACTTGTGCCATATAAGTGGCTGTTAGCATAGAATCTGCCGGAAATAATTGCGTTTCCATTTCAGTGGTTAATAGGGCAAACATGTTTCCTTCACTCCATCCACCGTTCTTTTTGAAGAAATTACGCATACGTTGTAAGTCTCCCACGACAGCAGCTTTTACTTCTCCGGTAGCGCCTGGGGCTGTAGCTCCAACATTTGCTCCGGTGGTTAGTAAAATATTGTCTTTTGGCAGCTCTTTGTTATCTCCCACAGGTGAAACCACCATATTGGTTAACATTCCCTCTGCAACTTCCTGAGACAGGTTTTGTACGTCTTCATTTAAAACACTCATACGCTTATCATAAGAAAGCTCTTTTGTCTCAGCGTTTTTAATGTGTACCGGGTCAGTGGTATACTCATCAATTTTGTATAGCACCTCGCTGTCTTTACGCATTTTCACCTCTGCGGGTAAAGTCGTACGGTTTTTAACCACTTTGGAAGGCTCCCCAGACTGAGGAATATGTACAATAGTTCCGTTGATTACGTTGTCTTCTGATACATCAGAGATATGATTTAGGAAGCTGTTGTCCTGAAAAATTTTTCCTTGTATGGTCTTGTGCCATACTTCTACTTCTAAAGGCATATTATTTAAGTTTTATGGTTATTAGTTTTTTTTAGTTTGCAGGCTTTTTGTTAAATTCCTGCTCGAATCTCTCAGCGTAGTAGGCTGGATGATTCAGTTTAAGAGCAGCAAGCATGTTCCCTTTGTCCATTTCGTCCCAGGAAAGCTTTGCATATTTTTCCAGTGGGTCTTTAACATCTTTCATTTGCTCTTTTACAGGTTTACGAACGGGTAAAGATTTCAAAAGCTTCATAGCGCTTTCGTGTGCCAGTTCCAGAATTGGAGCTTTTCCAGCTTCGTCGATTCTGCCATCTTTTACAGCAGCAGATAATTCAGCGTTTAATACTTCCTTTTCTTTTTCTTTATTGGCCGTTTCCAAAGCTTCAAACTTTGTCTTTAGCAAAGCATAATCATTCTTTGAAGTTGTTAGCTTTGCTTCGATATCCTTAACGGCTGTTAAGATTGCCGTTTCGTCTGCATTCTCTGATAATTGCAGGTGTGTAGTCAATAATTTCATGGTTTTATGATTTTCTTTTGATTTAGGGGACGGTTGAAGAGATAAACACAGGGTATTAATCTCTGTTTCGGATAACTGTTTGCCATCCATAGAGAATAGGGCAATCGCATTTCCGTTGCTAGGAACTGCAACGATAGATACTTCGAAAAGCACACACTTTTTAAGTATGATTTTTCCGTTTTCGTTAACCATGTCTTTAGGATCGAACATGATTCCCAGGCTACAGCCTTTAATAGTTCCGGCTAGTACTTTTCTGACAACTTCTTCACCTTCGGGGGTTTTAGTATCAAAAGCCGGACGCATATATAATTTGCCGTCTTTTATTTCGATATCTACCCATTTACCCAGGACATCCTTAGTATCATTTGAATGATTATTAAGGCATACAGGGTTAGGTTCAAATCTGCTCTTTAAATCAATTCCGGCAGTATCAACATGGAACCCGTACGAATTGCGTTCATGTGGGTCATTGGTTAAAAATACAGGTGCTTTATTCATGGTTATTCTTGCGTTTTTGTTTCGTTTCTGTGATGCAAATTTTGCCCGAAAAACACCCCCTGGAAAGTTGGCTGCTTATGATACCTGGAATATCAGGGTATCATACCCCGGAAAAAGGGGTATGATAAATAGCCAACTTCTGTAAGCCCTTATATAGAAAGACCTTTGCTACAACTAATAACCAAGAAATGGCAAAGAAAGGCAGACTAACAAAAGACGAACTGCTGCAAAAGCAGGAGCTTGCAAAGCTGATCTACCTTACTGAAGACATTACCCAGAAAGAACTTGCAGAACGTGTCGGGGTGACTGAAAAAACCGTCGGCAAATGGATTGAAGAAGAAGGCTGGGCAAAACTCAAAAGAAATATTCCTTTAACAAGAGATGAGTTATTGTCTTCCTGGTATGACGAGCTGGCAGAATTAAAAGAACACATTAAAAACAAACCTGAAGGAAAGCGTTTTGCTGACTTCAAAGAAGCACAATTACGACGGTCACTGCTAAAGGATATCGAAGTCTTGCAGCAGGATTCTGGTATACCTGAAACTATTCAGGTAATGACAGCGTTTGTAAAATTCATTCGCAGGAATGACCTTAAAAACGCGCAGGAAGTATCACATATCGCAGATGCATTTACTAAATCTAAACTCCGTGGGTAATGGTTATCACAAAGAAAATTATAACCTCACGGGAGGAAAAACAGGCTTTAGATTTTTGGGATGAATACTACAAAGCACTCCAAAACACTGATATTGTAGATGCCACAGAAACACCGGAAGAACAGGAGCAAAGAATAAAAGACCTGGAAGCTGACCCCATTAAATGGATGCTACATTATTTTGAAAAGTATTGTACCCATGCATTTACACCGTTTCACCTGCGCCTGATAAGACGGGCAATTGAAAACCCGGAAATTTATTTAGTGAATGCCTGGTCACGGGAGCTTTCAAAAACGGGGGTAACCTTCCTAATTATGATGTATTTACATTGTACCGGGAGAAAGAAATTTACCCTTATGATCTCCGCTACAAAAGACGCTGCTGTGCGTTTACTTCGGCCGTATAAATTGGCTTTTGAGAAAAACCCACGTCTAAGGAATGACTATGGCGACCAGGTGAATTATGGCCACTGGTCAGAGGATGAATTTGTCACCCGCTCAGGCTCTATGTTCCTGGCTGTTGGAGCTGGTCAGGCTCCCAGAGGTGCAAGAAATGAAGAACTGCGCCCGGATTCTGTTATTATGGATGACTTTGACACAGACGAAGACTGCCGGAATCCTGATCTGATAGATAAAAAATGGAATTGGTTCGAGCAGGCTGTATATGGTACCCGTTCGATTTCAAACCCTATGCTGGTCATTTTTAACGGAAACATCATTGCAGATGTATGCTGTATTAAAAAAGCTATCGAGATAGCCGATTATTACGAGATTGTCAATATCCGGGATAAAAAGGAAAATCAACCTGGCCGGATAAGAATACTGAAGAAATGATCGACAGGATTCTATCTAAAATCTCCCAGGCTTCAGCGCAGAAAGAATACTTTAACAATCCTATTGTCTTGGGCAAAGTATTCGAAAAGCTCAATTACGGCAAAATACAGCCACTGCATAAGTATAAGTTCTTGATAGCTTATACCGACCCTTCTTACAAGAAAAATGCGGATTACAAGGCCACTGCTTTAATAGGAAAATGGAAAGATGAATACCATGTCATCTGGGTAGGATGTGACCAGACCAGTACTGCAAAAATGCTAGACTGGCAATTCGAAATTTTGGACTTAGTGGCAGATCGTACCGCAGTCTACTTCTGGATAGAATGGCCGTGGATTGATGACATGTTAAAACAAGAGATAAAGGCCGCCAATAAAAGGCATAACAGAACTTTATCACTAAAGCCGGACGATCGTAAAAAGCCTGATAAATTCTACCGTATAGAATCCAATTTAGAGCCTTTAAACCGCTCCGGGAAGTTGGTATTTAATGAAGAGCTGAAAGGCAAACCCTATATGAAAAATATGGAGTTTCAATTTTTAGCATTGTCGCCTAAAAGCAGGGCGAATGATGACGGACCCGATGCTGTTGAAGGCGGAGTATGGCGCGTAAACCATAAAAGCAAAGAAAGCTCCGGATCAATTCAAATATATGCTTACAAACCTAACCAAAAACGATATTAACCATGAACCAATTTATAACACCAGACGAACTCCGCACACACGCTTACGATGAAGAAATAAAAGCAATTATCCGGGGCGATGAAACCATAGCATTAGCCTGCATCGATATGGCTATAGAATACGCAGAAAGCAAATTAATAAAGGACTACGATACAAAAGCCATTTTCGCGGCCAGAGGTGAGGATCGCAGCGCCCTTCTTTTACAATACATTAAAGATATAGCTATTTGGGAACTGATAGGGCTTGCAAATCCTTCTATTGATTATGAAGATAAAAAGCTCCGCTATAAGGATGCTACAGGATGGCTGACTGCTGTATACAAGGGTATGCCTGCAACCTTCCCCAAAAAAGAGGATGAAAAACCGTCAAGCTTCGCCATGATCTCGAATAAAAAACGCAATAACTATTACTAAACCATGAATACACAAGAACAAAAAACTTTAGCTGCTGAAGCAAAAGAAAAACGCGGCGACAACGGTATTAAAATAAATAAAGTTTTAGTAGTGCAACCTCCAAAACGTGAGACTGTAGGGGTTGATAATTGGAGAAACTTTATAAAACAAGCTGACAAAGGGAAAAGATATGGATTAGTAACTCTTTTACTCGATCTTTTATTAGACCCTGTTTTGGCGGATGCCTTAGACAGGCGGACACGGAAAATAACAAACAATGACATTGTTTTTTTAAGCAACGGCGATGAAATTAATGAAATGTACGATTTAATTGATTCTCCGGAATTTGAAAACCTTTTAAAAGAATTAGTGTTAACAAAAGGATTTGGCAAATCTGCTATAGAGCTGGCTTTTTCTCCCAAATTTGAAATTTATTCAATTCCCAGACAGAACCTGAATACTAAAACAAAGATGATTCTAAAGGATATCTCTCAGGAAGAAGGTATTTCCTACGAAAATGATGAGTTTATTTTAAATATTGGTGACGATAACGATTTAGGCTTCTTGACCCGCGTTGCACCGTATGTTATTTTCAAACGTAACGGAGGTTCAGACTATGCCCAATTTTGTGAATTGTGGGGCAGTGATGCTATAGCTTATCTATATGATCCGGACGATGAAAATGGTAGAAAAGAAATGGAGAGTACAGCCGCTAACAGAGGTTCGGGTGCTTCATTTGTTATGAGCAAAAATGGTGATATTAAAACAATAAGTTCCGGAAGTAGTGGAGCTGTTCACGATACTTTTTTAAAATGGTTAGATGAACAAATTCTTATTGGTGTAATTGGGCAAACGATGACCACTAAAAACGGTTCCAGCTTATCACAGTCAAAAGTACATCAGCAAACTGAGGAAGAGATTGCCGAAGCTGACCGCAGATTCGTACAAAGAATTTTAAATACTTACCTGGTACCAATTTTAGCAAAACGGGGTTATCCGGTAAAGGATGGTTTTTTCAAATTCGTTGAAAAAGACAATACGCCACTGAAAGAAAAACTGGATATCGCTTTAAAGGTTAATAAAGTTACTCAGGAGGGCGTCGATGATGAATATTTATATAACACATTCGGACTGCCAAAAGGAAACAAAACTAAAAGAGCAGCAGAGAAACCGAAACCTGAAAACGATCCAGGTACACCACCGGAAGAGGGAGAAAAAGGAAAGGATAATAAGCGAACGAAAGTAAAAGCCAAAAACCTGTCTGCATTTGGCAGGTTACGCAATTTTTTCGCCCACGCTCCTCGGTAGACTTTTACCTATACGAGGAGCTGGATTGGCAAAGGCTCGAAAATGAGTACCTGCATATTTGCTCACATGGTCACCAGTTATCACACCAGAAACAACCAGACTGGGCGGATTTACTGGCAGATGAGTGGGAAGACCTTTTAAAGGACGTCTACAAAGCAAAGGACATCCCAAAAGATGGGTACCACAAGCCAACTGTTCAAAAGATGGCTGAGAAATTCACTGATACTATTAATCAGATTGATTACGATAGTCCGGATGAAGAAATGCGGAAGGTTCTGAAAAATAATGTTTGGAAATTCTCAGTTGCAAAGAACCACAATGACGCAAAACGCCTTTCTAATCTATTACTGGATGAAGAAGGAAAACTGCGCCCCTGGAATAGCTTTAAAAAAGAAGCTGAAAAGGTTGTCGGTGCTTCTAACAGATACCTGAAGACAGAATATGATACCATTGTGGCAGGTGCGCAAATGGCCAGGCTATGGAAAGAAGTGCAAAGGGATAAACATATATTTCCTTATGTGCAGTTTGACGTGGTAATGGATGAACATACCAGCGAGATATGCAGCCCTTTACATGGTGTAATTATGTCGGTAGATGATCCGCTGCTACTAATCTATTGGCCGCCTAATCATTTTAACTGCCGGACGACAATTAGAAGGCTTAGAAATGCAGAGCCTACGGAAAACGTAAGCCTTCCGGATATCCCTGAAGCTTTCAAAAATAATGTTGCTGCAAATGGTGAAATTTTTACAAATGATAATACCTACATAGCCAACACTCCAAAAGAAGTATTTGCATATTCTGAGAAACACGGTGAAAGGTGGTTCAGGTTCTATGACTTGCAAAAGAATAAGCAGTATAAAGATGTCACCTTCGATATGGACACCCTAGGGGTAAAAGCTACACACGTAGAGCATAATTTTAACAAAGTCACAGGAAACCATGAAAAAGCTGTACAGGATATCTTTTTCAAAAAGGGTAATGAAATTATACTGACTAGTGAAAGCTCTCGCATACCAGGTAAAAAAGTAGATGGTTTGCTCAATGGGAAAAGCTTCGATATCAGTTCTATTCTGGGAAGTGGCAAAAATACCATTAAACGGGCTTTAAATCATAGTAAAGATAAACCGGCAGATATAGCAATATTGTATTTCCCGAATAAAGAATCTTTTAACCTGGATTGGTTGGAAAACAGTATCAGAATGTTTAACGGACAAACAGATTACCGCTTTAAACAGATCATTTACATAGTAGAAGGCAAAGTACACTATTACCAATAAAAAAACCACTCTCTGGGAGAGTGGTTTTAAAGCACAGGGAGCAGCATTATCTGGTCTCTCTGTATTGCAAATATATCTCATAATTACAGGCTTTCGCCCCTTGAATTATACCACGGCGTTTCCGAAGCGAGCCTTCAACAAGAAAACCCGTTGCCAGAAAGTGTGTTAGAAATATTGAAAGCCTGTCTTGAGCAATAGAGCCACTAAAATCTTTTGCATCTTTTTCTTCGATTGGGAAACTTGCTGCATTAGGAATGTGATT